TGGAAACCTCTAGAAATATTCTTATATTAAAAGATATACTAAAGTACCTACAGAATAAGAAAACAAAAATAGCTTTATATACCTACGATGCTATTGTATTTGATTTTGATAAAAAAGAAGGTAAAGAAGTATTAATAAACATAGAGAATATAATGAATAACGGAGGAAATTATCCAATTAAATTCAAATACAGTAATAATTTAGTTTTATAGAATAAAATCATATTTATAAATGATAACACAAGAACAACTAGAATCCCTAATAGATTGGGGAAGCCCAGATCTACCCTTTGATATGAGTAACAAATTATTTTGTACCTTCTCCCCAGAACAGGAAGTACAGGAGACATTAGATAAAATCCAGCAAAACTATAAAATAATGTATAGTAAGATTTTCATTTTACATGCTAAAAGCCAAAATGAATTTATTTTTACATACAATGTAGATTCTTTTAATGTAGCCAATTTTATTGAAAATACAATATTAGTTCATAGAAAAAAAGAATCAAATACTCTATACACAATTAATTCCTTAAATAAATTAATTGAATCACTAAACAATGGAATTTTAGATATAAATTTCAAAGTAAACTGGAACGATTATACAAACTGTATACTACTTACAAAAGGTCCAGAACTACGCAGAGTTAACACAAAACTCTTTAAAATCGTAGATGTTTAGGTAAAAATAAGCTATTTATAATAAAGTAAATACTAAGAGAAGCATACCCAAAAGTAAGGGTAATTGTTTCTCTTTTTCGTCTAAGTTCATATCAATATCGGGAAAAAATTCATCTAAATAATACAATCCAGAGTTGTATATTTAAGATAAAAGTAATATATTATAGAAGTAAATGCAAGTTTAAGTTAATAGCAAGTTTAAAAAAAGTTTAATTAAAAAAGTAAAAAAGATGAATTTAGATGCAATTAAGGCAAAGCTAAGTGCTTTGAACAACAATGGCCAAGAAAGAGAAAAAATCGACTACGATAAGATCTTTTGGAAACCAACAAACGGTAAACATAATGTAAGGATTGTTCCTTCTGTTTACGATCCTTCTTTTCCTTTCAAGGAATTAAAATTTCACTACAACATTGGTAAATTCCCAATGATTGCTTTATCAAATTTCGGTAAGCAAGACCCAATCGATGAATTCGTAAAAGAATTAAGAAAAACATCTGATAAAGACAACTGGTCTCTTTCAGGAAAACTATCTCCTAAAACTAGAATCTTTGCTCCTGTTATTGTAAGAGGAGAAGAAGATAAAGGAGTTCGTCTTTGGTCATTCGGTACTAACATCTATAAAGCATTACTTGCTTTAGCAGAAGATGAAGATATCGGAGATTACACAGACGTAATGAATGGATATGATATGGTAGTTGAACAAACACCAGGAAATCCATACCCTACCACTACAGTTCGTATCAAACCTAAAACTTCAGCATTATCAAATGACAATGCAAAAGTTGACTTATGGTTAAAAGAACAGCCAAATCCGCTTGAAACGTTTACTCAATACGATTATGACTTTATTAAAAAACAACTTCAAGGATACCTAACACCAGGCGAAGCAACTGAAAGCCCAGCTGAACCAGCAGAGTCTATTGCACCAGTTACAGAACAAACTGATTTAGACAAAGCTTTAGGCAGTAACAAGACAGACTTTACTTTAGAGACTGCAACTGCTGGAAAAAAGAATAGTGTAAGTAAATTTGACGATTTATTCAACGAATAATGGCAGTAAAGAAAGAAACAGCAAAAACCGCTAGCGAAATAATCAAAGGCGGTTTTAGTTTGGATAAGTTCAAAAAGAATAAAGGTTTTAGTTCACAATCTGTAAAGTTTAAAACACAAGACTGGATTCCAGTTTCAAAAGCTTTTCAAGACATTGTATCTTTACCGGGTATTCCAACAGGACATATTACCTTACTAAGAGGACATTCCGATACAGGAAAAACAACATTACTACTTGAAGCTGCTGTAAATGCACAAAAAGCAGGCATTCTACCAGTATTTATCATTACTGAGATGAAATGGTCATGGCCACATGCTCAGACTATGGGGTTAGAAGTAGAAGAAGTAGTTGATGAAGACACAGGAGAAATTACCGACTACCAAGGATTTTTCTTATATGCTGATAGAGGAAGTTTAAATACCATTGAAGATGTAGCAGCTTACATCCTAGACTTAATCGATGAACAAAAGAAAGGAAACTTGCCTTACGACTTATGTTTCTTTTGGGATTCAGTAGGATCTGTTCCTTGTGACTTATCTGTAAGATCAAATAAGAATAACAACGAATGGAATGCAGGAGCTATGTCCACACAATTTGGTAATAACTTGAATCAAAAGATTCTATTATCAAGAAAAGAAGGAAATAAATACACAAATACTTTAGTTGCAATTAACAAAGTATGGACTATGAAGCCTGAGCACCCAATGGGACAACCAAAACTTCAAAATAAAGGAGGAATGGCAATGTGGTATGATGCAACTTTAATTGTTACTTTTGGTAATATTACAAATTCAGGTACTTCTAAAATCAAAGCAATTGCTAAAGGTAAGGAGTATGAGTTTGCTAAAAAGACAAAAGTACAGGTTGAGAAGAATCACATTAACGGTATTCAGTCCAGAGGAGCAATTGTAATGACTCAGCATGGTTTCATAGAAGATGATAAAAAAGCAATCGATGCATACAAGGATACGTATAAGGGAACTTGGTCAAATATATTAGGATCAACAGACTTTGAAGTAGCAGTAGAAGCCGAAGTTGGAGAAGATATTAGAGATATAGGAATGAGTGATGAGTAATTATTTAGAACTACTTAACAGTATCGAACAAAAACCAGATAGAAAGCTTAATGACCATGTTTTAATTGTAGATAGCATGAATACCTTTATAAGGTCTTTTGCAATGCTACAATCAATGAATCCCCAAGGCCACCACACAGGTGGTCTTGTTGGCTTCTTGAGATCGTTAGGGTACCTAACTCGTACAATCGATCCTACTAGGGTTATTTGTGTATTTGATGGAAATGGATCTTCAACAAATAGGAAGAGTATGAATTCTGATTATAAAGCTAATAGAGGACATACAAGAATAACTAATTGGGAAATCTTCGATAATAAAGATGATGAGTATGCATCTATGACCATGCAAATGCATAGACTAGTTGAATACCTTCAATGCCTACCGGTTACTTTAATTTCATATCTTGCTCAAGGATTTGCTTCAAAAGGAAATAAAGCAACTATAGTATCATCAGATAAAGATTTTCTTCAAATAGTAGATGAAAATTTAGAAGTTTATTCACCTATTAAGAAAAAAACCTATACAAAAAAAGAAGTACAGGAAGAAATAGGTATGATTCCTGAGAATTATTTAATTATGAAAGCATTACTAGGTGATGACTCAGATAATCTTTCAGGTATAAAAGGATTAGGGCCAAAAACACTTCTAAAAGAGTTTCCAGGTTTAATAGAAGATCCAAAATTTTCATTATGGGATGTTTATGAAATATGTGAGCAAAAATTACAGACTAAGAAAGTATTTGCAAGTATTTTATATGATTGGGAAAAAGTAAAATTAAATTATGAAATGATGAATTTATATGAGCCACGGTTGTCAGATGAAGAAATTTTTCATATATTAGATAAGATGAAAGAGAAGATTCCTTCTCTACAATCAGGACCATTTCTACATATGTTAGAAGTTGATAAAATAGAGGCATTAAACAAAAATGTAGAAGGATGGTTAGAGGTTTTTAGACCTCTTACAACATACCAAAAATAAGTTTTAACTAAATAAGTTATATGACATCGTTAGCAAAATTAAACCAGTATGGAAAAGGGTTCCAATTAAAAGTACTAGGAGCATTACTTACTGATAAAAAATTCATACTTAATACAAGAGATCTGATACGGTCTGAGTATTTTGATTCTGATGCACATAAGTGGATTCTGGAGACTATAGTAAAATACTTCGATAAATACCATACCACAGTTACTATGGATATTTTAAAAGTAGAATTACAAAAAGTAGAAAATGATTTATTAGAAACAGCAGTAAAAGCAGAACTAAGAGGAAGTTATGAAGCTTCGCAAGAAGACCTGGCGTATGTACAAGAAGAGTTTACCACTTTTTGTAAGAATCAAGAATTAAAATCAGCCCTACTAAGCTCAGCAGATTTACTTAATCAAGGAGATTTTGATGGTATTCGAAATATGATTGAGAGAGCAATGAGAGCTGGTATGGATAAAAATATTGGTCATGAATATAACAAAGATGTTGAATCACGATATAGACAAGATTATAGACCTACTATACCGACACCTTGGCCAGTATTAAATGAAGGAATACAAGGAGGATGGGGACCTGGAGATTTAATTATTGTATTTGGTAATCCAGGAGGAGGTAAGTCTTGGACAATGGTTGCAGCAGCAGCACATGCTGTTGAATTAGGTTTTAATTC